AATGGAATAAATGTCTTATTTGTTTCAGCGTCAACTACCGAATAATATGTGGTAGTTGGAAGATACTTTATACTCTTAATGGGAGATGCCAAAGAAAAGTTTCTACTCGGATATCGCTCACGACCATATACTCTAATTTTACTTTTAGAATTTTCTTTATATTCTGATTGGAAATCTTTTACATAAACAATCAAATCAGAATTAGTTTGTGGCGATAAAGACCCCGTTGTGAATGTTGTATTGTTCCAACGAACCTCAAGATTTGGAACATAAATGGTATGGGTATCCGATGAGAAGAATTTAGCAGTTCCAAAGTTACGAGTTGAGGTTTCATCTTCTTTTGATTTTAAAATAATAAAACCATAGTTTTCACGGTGTCCTTGTAAAAAGTCATTGATATAGTCGGTCACTTCAACATTTAAATTTTGAACATACTTGTCAAAGGATTGATAGTAATAATTCCCGGTAAGAAATGATGATGTATACCAAGTACCACCTCCCGAATTAACAGAGCTTCTAGCTTCGTAGTCATTGTCCAAAACCAATGATGATGTTGGATATAGTAATGGGTCGGTTTGTAATTTAAAATTTTGAATAAAAGCATTTCCTTGACCCGAACCACTTGCGTAGTAAGACCATCTAAATGAGTATTCACCATTTTGGTCAGCGGTAAAACTTTGAGTGTATGGACCAGATTGGTTCAGTAGTTCAAATATCTCTTCACGACCATCAGGTTCAATGACTTGATATTTTAAATTATGAAGACCCGACCCGGTATTAAAGTAGAAGCTGGAGGTGTATTCAACTCCAGCATACATATCATAATTTCTATTTACCGATGCACCACCAAAGTTTGAAGCGGATAAATACAACTTGGATTCACTTACAAAAGTTGTAGGTATTTCAAAATTTGAACCACTAATTACATTATTTAAATAGTAAACCGAACTAACCCCAACAATTGCGTATGTATCCCAAATTAGAGTACCAGATGGTGGGGTGCCATAGATGTAAAAATTATCAACATATCCCACAGAACCATTTAAACCATTTCTATCAAAGAATGTTAAAGATACTTCATATGTGCCTGTGGTATTTGGTGTAAACTTTACCGATTGTGTGGAAGCGGCAACAATTGATTGTGTATAATTTGTTAAATTTGTCAAATACCCACCATTATAACCCACTCTAAAATCAACTCCACTTAATGTACTTGGATTGATTTCAAATGTAATAGTATACTCCTGTCCACCAAGTAAAGAAGCACTCAAAACAGCAGTTCCACCACCATAATTAGCACCGGAAAGTTTCATTCTCCCATTTTCAATTGAAAGTGATGGTGAGGTTCCATCGGTTCCTAAAATACTTTGAGATGGGTCTAATACAAATGGGTCAATAGATGACGCAAATGTGTAAGAAGATAATAGGTTTGCAATGGTTTCGGGATTTGTTGGTTTGTTTACAGTTTCGTTTTCAACATCCCAAGTAGAACCACTAATACGATATACCCAAGATACATCAACTTCGTTATGTGGAGTATCAGATTCCTTACCAATACCCTCTAACCATTGTTCTTTTACAGGGTAAACATACAAGGTATAATTTGAAGCGATTTCTTTTTCTTCAGTAGATTCCAAATTTAAATAATATTTGATACTACCACTAATATCACCACTTGAAATTAGACTTGAAATATTATCAAGGTCAAACTGAATCAAGACTCTACTATTACCAATTAAGGTAGATGAGTTGGTGGGGTCGTAAAACTTACCAACTTCAAGAATCTCATCCTTGCCAGTATTTTGGTTTTTACGAGCAGTATCCTCGTAAATCGTGGCGTCTTTTTTTGGATAAATTCTATAAATCATTTTCTACCTCTTAATATGTCATTGGGACTACCTTACCTTTAATATCAAGGTCAGGGTATTTAATTTCAAAAATTGATGGGTCTTTTGGTGGATATACAACTCCTTGTTTTGTTGCGTTAGAAATGCTGTATTTGTTTTCAGAATATACACCACCCCATTTATTTACAATTTGTAAACCACCCATACCATCTCTATCAGGTCGTACAACAGTTTGAACACCATCAATTCTATCTAAAAGAACATAAAGTTCTGATAACATAATTGGTTGGTTGATTTGTCGTTTATCAATGTTAAAGTAATCTTTTAATGCGTTGATACATTTTAAAAGAACTTCATTTGAGTTGTAATTTGGTAATACGATAATTTCAAACTCAATACCAACATTTACTATGTATGCGTTTTTAATGTTTACAGCATCAGTTAAGATACGATAGTAAGACAAGTAATTCTTTAAGTTTTCCTTGGTTGCTGTATTTAGGTTTTTTAATTTCTTTTCATTGTCATAACCTAACACATAAAGATTTAATGCTAGTGGATTTGCAATTGGGTCAGGTCCATCATCAAGTAAAGTTTGAACTTGCCAATCAGGCGCAAGAAACGCTTTTGCAACCGACCCAAATTGTGGTGGTAAAGCATATGCTCTTAAAACATAATCTTCTTTGGTCACCGCTCTATTTTGAGCAGCAAAGTAAGCCATTGCGTTCTGGCGAACTTGGTTGATGTCTTCTTCGTATTTAGCGCCACCAGCAGCAGACTCATTAGTCACAGCAACTGAATTTTGAACTACTTGTAAGGTTCCGGCGTTTAAAGCCGAAGTATTTTGATTTTCAAAAATGACCGTATCAATATCAGTTAAATCCCTTGATGGTACATTATCCAATACACCATTACCAATACGATATGTTACAGTTAGGGTTGTGTTGGATGGCGCTACACCATATGTTTTTGAATACATAAAGTTTGATGGGTCAATACCTTGGTCAAGGTCACCACTTGCTGGGTAAAGTGCTGAACCCACATTATCTGGGTTCGGTAAGATTTCTTCATCAGCGTTTGATGAAATACCAGCACCAAACTGAATGGTAATTGAACCGTCTTCTTCTACACGCGTTGTATATCTTTTTGGAACTTTTTTTAATCTTAAAAGATATGGGGTTTCTCCTGCGTATAAATTGTAATTCAAAGAATACGCAGATGTATTAGGAACTTGTTCAAAAATAGTGTCTTGAGCCAAATACGGAACTTTATACCAAGTATCACCATTATCATCAACAATACTTACAACATCAATTAAGTTTTCAGCCTCAATACGAATCTTGTCGTAAATCTTTGGAGAGGTAAAAGTAAAGTCTTGTGTTACAGCCTCACCACTAACAGCTTTAACATATTTTTTTAGTAAGTAATATGTTGGTTCGGATGTGGTTTCATTAATTTGATAAACCGTCACTTCGGTTGGGTCAAATGAAGATGAAAAAGCAAAATCTACTTTTTGAGTTGTTGAAAACTGAATCTCATTATTTGTAGCAGAGTTGACCTTCATTCCCTCTTTAATTTTCAAAGAGTAATCAAAATTAGGACTAACATTATCACCACTACCCTGGGCTGGAACGATTTGGTAAACACTTAAAACCGTTGTAGCTGGAACATTAAGTTTGGGTGTATATCCCATTGCTTGAGAGATGAGAAATACATTACCCTTTTCTTGAGCTTGTTCAAGAATAGATTCTCTTAACTGAACATCGGTGTAATAAGAAAGAACATCACCCACATATGATGCCATTTCCATAAACATCATACCCGGAGATGATTCATTGAAATCATTGTATGTTTCGGGGAAGTAATTTTTAGCAAAGTCAATAAGGTTCTTACGGAAATCACCAAAGTCCCTACCAATTAAACTTACTTCTTTATTTACCTTATCAGCCATTTATATTCCTTAAGCAATAGTTAGACCACCCTGTTGGTCTACTTGTAATGTTATAGTTTGGTTTGCACCAGTTTCGGTTACTGTAAAATTAAGTGATATATTAACTCTATTGTAATCAGGATTAGCGTCTACAATAACATCACTTAATAAAATATAAGGTAACCAAAAATTTATATCTTCTTTGATAGATGATTTTAAATTATCTTCAATAAAACCACCCATTTGTTCAAACAAAAGAGAATAAACATCGGTTCCAAAAAGAGGTTGGAATGGTCGTTCACCCTTACGAGTTAATACCAAATTTTTTAAATTAGAAATAGCTTGTTCTTCAGTAGTGTAAGATAATTGGAAAATACCAGCACCGCCAAATGGTAATTTAACACCAACGGCAATATTCTTTTTTAAATCAATTGGATTTATTTTCCATTCCTTACGAACAGCCATTATCTACCTTTCTTGGCGTTAATCGCCTTCATCAATCCGGAGTAATCTCGTGTTAATGCATCTACAACCGCTTTACCAGCGTCGGTTTGTTGTAGTTGCTCAACAGATACCGCTCTACCTTCTGCTGTTTGTAAAACATTCGGGGTTTGGTTCATAGCACCCCAAGCCATTGCTTGATTTGAGTTGAAAGCACCACCAGCAGAATTAATACTTCTCCACTCACCACCATCAGCAGTTTCATTAAGTAGAGATGCAAATTTACCCTCAAATTTTGGACCAGACTTTTTCTTTGGTGTTTGAGATTCAAAAATGTGACTTACCTCTAATGGGTCAGCCTCAACCTTTGGAGTTGATTTTTGAATTGGCTTTGATTTAATTTCTTTCAAAATAGATTCACGAATGGCTTTTTCTCTCTTGGCCACTTCCTTCTTCACTTCCTCTTGGACAATGATTTGAATTGCTTTAAATAGTTTATTTGTATCCATAGTAATAAATATCAGTTTTTCATCAATTGTAGTTCGGTTGTTATTTTAACTAACTTACCGCTTATCTGAGCCGCTTTTGTGATAATAGTTGGAGCCACAGCTACTAATGTTGGAACAGGACCACCCCCATTTGCAGCACTTTGTAAAGCGGGCCCTAACTGGCTTAAAACAATGTTTATTTCCTGAACTTGTTTTTTAAGTTCATCTATTTGAGTAAACATCTTGTCCATATCAGCTTTCCAACTTGGAGTAGAAACATAAACTCCCGTTTCACCACTAATAAGAACTCCATCTTTTTTTGAGTTGATTAAAACTCGGTCAGAGTTTAATACCGCTTGTGGGTTTTGATAAATTCCACTTGGAGATACACCAACTGAAAATGGTCTTGTTTTAATTTGTAGTTTTTGCTGTGATGTTAAATACAATGATGAGTCATCACGATTTATATCTTCAACTACAAATTTATTATATCCACGAGAAAATCCAACACCATTTCTAATAATTGTAATTGGAGCTTCAGGTCGTGGTGATGTCCAACTTGGTTCAATTGTAGCACCACTTACCAAACTATTAGTTCTTTTTGTATTTCGTGGAGTATATCCAAAACGAATTGACTGACCAAATCTACCTTCAAAAATAACATCACCAAGGTAGGGTTGTAATTGAGATAAGTTTTTTAATTCAACAAACCCATTACCAAAATCGTGTGGTGTAGGAGTAGATGTTTGAGCAGGCACACCAGCAAAAGCACCATCTAAATTACCAAGGGAAGATGCTGTTTTTAGATTTAACTTTGGTAATGCGTTATGGTTTATATTTGATTGAATACCAACCGTTGAAATATAATAATTTCTAACCGATGACCTTTTTTGAGAGTTAGCATCAGCATTAGAACCCAACACCACCATCACTTGTTCACCAATAACAGGAATCTTTTTAGAAGTCATATCAAGTGGATATGCTTCAATGGTGTTACCTGTAAGACCTGTGGTAGTTGCTACATAAATTTTGTATAACTTTTCAGAGTCTTTATCATC